ATTCTGCGCGGCTTGTTTCGTACGCTACCACCGATAATTCAAGGTTTGAAAAAGTGGTGTTAAAATCTTCAATGCCTTGAATCGGGGCTTTGCCTTCTGCCAATGCTTGTACACTTGCAAAAACAAAGGTTGCGATTTGGGCGGGGATGATTCCGTCTTTTTGACTTTTGACATCGGCGTAACCTTCGGCGATTACTACTACTGAACCCGATGGGATTGATAAACCGCTTGTAAGGTTTACGCTTGTATTGATTTGAATTGCTTTCATATATTTTACAAAATTAGAATAAATCGTTCCAAGTGCTACCATTGTAGCATTGTAATTTGTTAGTTGTGGAATCGTACACAACCAATCCCGCTGCTGGTGTTGCGATGGCGTTCCTTTGCGTTGTGGTCATTCGGGGTGGTAGGAAACCTTTGGTTGTAGAATCCGCTTGTAAAATTGCACTTGCTTGGGCAGTTGAAGCACCAATAACTAACGAACTATTATTTGTAGGGTTTACAAAAACACTTTGAGCATTTCCCGTTATTTCCAAACTGCCATCACTACACCATCCAAAAAATGCGTTATTGTCGGGATTGGCAAATTTACCAATGTTTAATGCCCCGTTATGTAACGCATTACCATAGATAAATCGTGCAGTTTCGTTTCCATAACAAGCAATACCTAACTGATTCGGATTTGGTGAAAATACGCCCGTTTGGCTTGAACTAAATGTTAAATTTGGGGTTGCAGCACTTGATAAAGTATTACCCAAATTAACTTGTACTTGTTGATTGTCTTTTACTTGAAACGCAGCCGCCCCCGCACTATTCTGCACCAACAAAGATGTTGTGGCTGATGTTGAGCCACTGCCTTTGAAATGAGCGGTTGCACTTGGCGCATTCGTTCCAACGCCTAAACGATTGTTAGTATCATCCCAAAAGAAGTTAGCGGCATCACTATTGAACGCTGAACCCGCTGAAAACTGAATCGCACCCGCAACGCCCGATGGTGGGGTGGATGGTGTTACAATGTTACCCGAACCCAATACGCTTGTTCCATTGATGGTCTTGATGTTTGTTCCCGATACCAATGTATCTTGTTTGGCCGCAACTTGGGTTGTGTTGGCAATTGCCACAGAGTTGACAGTTGGTGAACCCGTCAAGTTTACACCCGTTGTGGATACCTCCATTGGTAGGTTGTTACCATTACCATCAGAAAGTACCTTTGGTGTTCCACTTATGGCGGTGTTATCGCCTGTTTTTATTAGTCCTGGGTATGTTCCCGCAGGGGTTAAGCCGTTTAATGATATTCCCATGATTATATATTATTCCAAGTATCGTTAATTGAATTCCATTGAGTGTTGATTTGTTGCCATTCCAAGGTTGCAAATGTCGGGTTTCGTGTGATTTGCCCAATGCCTTGCGCCCACAAAGTGCCATCACAACACTTTTTGGAGTATGTATTTTTGTCCTTGCACAAACACGCCCGTGTTCCACCACCTTGCGGGGATGACCTTGATGGGGTTTTCCACCCATTCTGTGTGTTGTTCGGATTATTAGGGTTGTTCCAATTGCTCATCTTCGTAAAATTATGCCCAACAACAAAGCCAGTAACAAGGCCAAACCAATTCCCACCATCTGTGGAATCTTGATGCGTTCTTTATACTGAATTTGTGGTGGTAGTGTAATTGTCTTTGTGTATCGGATGGTATCGGCCTTCACAATTGTTTGCACTCTTATCACATCGTGATTTCGATATACAATCGTTTTAACGCCATCTTTTTCAATTGTGAGGGTATCAATCGTTTTTGTGGTGAAAGTGTCTGTAATGGTCACAGAATCACGCACAAACACGGTATCAATGCCATACACGCTTATTTGTGCCATGGCGGGGTTCTTTTTGATGGCTTGTTCTAAATGCCACTGCGCAGAACACCCCGTCAACAAGATGATAAGTGTTAATAATTTACCACCTTTTGAAAACAAATCACAATTCACCTTATTGATGATTTTTAATTCCGTGAAGTATTTGGTCAATTTCTTGACCTTTTCATCCTTTGGCTTGTATGTCTTTTTTACAAATTCCATGTAACATAGTTGGATGGGTTGGTGTTTGGGTATTCTCCCGCTTGTTGATCCTCCGTGTATTGTGAAAACAATTGTGGGTAGTAACTCAAATAATCAACAACCCTACGGCGATAAGTTTCCGCGATGTTTCTTTGGCGTTGAACCAATGAATCCAATTCGCTTTTATCTGGCAATGTGGTGTTTTCGGGTGAGTTACGCAATATACCCGCATTGGTTACCTCATAACCATGGAACAACAACAAATCGGCCATGGCATAATGAATCAACATCGGTTGTACATAGTGCGAAACCAAAGTTTGATAATTGCCCGTCAATGTGCCGTTCTCAACCTGGGTTAAAATGTACCGATACAATTTTGTTCCCAACAATTCTTGAACTTGAATATCTTGGGCGATTTTCACGAATGGATAGATTTTGTCTACATCCACATTACCACCCAATTGGGTATACTTAAAAATCAACTCTTTGTCGATTAATAGAATATCATCGTTTGCGTACATCTTATTTGTTTTTTAATGAACCTTTGTTTGGCATATCAATCGGCCTTGTTTTGGCAGTATCCCACCCGCTTGGTGAAAATGGTACACCCGCCTTATCCGCTGATTTGTTTGAAACTTCATTGTAGTTTTCCAAGTTTCTGTTATCACCCGTTTCACCAGGTTGTTTTGGCAAAAACTTTCCTTTCACTTGTTTTCTTCGGAATGTCAATCGTTCCCATCTGTGGTGACAATTTACACCGCCTTTGTACTTCCAAATTGAATAGGAACTTTGACCGCTTGGGGCGAATTGCCCGTTCACACCCGCATCACCCATTTGGATAATATCTTCCCTACGGAATATCACTCCGCTTTTGGCTTCTTGAACCATTGTAGAGCAAAACTCCCTTGATTTGTTGGAAATGAAATCAGGACCATAACGGTATCTGATTTTGTACACCCCTTTATCGTCATCACTTTTTTTATTGGGGTTGTCATACGCCAAGTTAAATTTCATTTCTTCATCCGCGTCTGTAACCTCTTGAACATCAATCAATTCCCACTCATCAGTGTTAATTATTTCCCCCTTGTCTTTCAAATGTTCAATCCATGACTTTTCATCTGCGATGGTCATGTCCTTGGATAAATCAATTTCCTTTAATTTACTTTCTGCCCAACGGATCCCCGCATCACCACCCCAAGCATCCCACATCAACCCCCCACATCCTTCGGAATAGGGTACATCCTTGTTTTGTTGGTGACGGCGAAACGCTGCCATCCTTGCGATGGTTTCACGGCTTATGGGTTCACCATTTGCCAACTGATTTGCACGGGCTTTGCCCACTGGCGTTCCACACTCACCCCATCCGTTCTTTTCTGCCCATTCTAACGCCTTTTTCGCGTTACTCCTTGCACCTTCGGGGTAATCTGTGTATGAATCCGCTAAATCAATCTTTTTTTTTTGACTTGCCAAGGATACGCCCGTTTCTTCCTCGCGAGTTTCATCATCAATGACATTGCCACTTAAATCGGTGAATTCCAAAGGTTGTAAGGTCTTGAAATAAAGATTCAAATTGTACCCATTGAAGTTTAACACCTGGGTAACGGCATCAATAATCAATCTTTGGAATGGTCGTACTACCACATTATCAAAAAGGATAGATGCGGTTTTCATTTCATCGGCATTGTTACCGAATCCCGTGTTATCCTTAATACCCAACAACATTGGTGAAACAACGCGGTGCGATACCATAATTTTTTGCATCGCCTCACCACTCAAAAATTGATATTGGTTGTGGGCATCACTCAATTGCACGGGGGTAATATCCGCTTTGGAATCCGCCCCATCGTTCCATGAAATAATAAATCTTCCCGCATTGGATGAACCACCAAACTTTTGTTTGATTTGGGCTTCAACTGTATCCTTAACCTCGGCGGGTGGTTGCCCATTGTTGAAGTTTATCAACATTGAAGGGGCCAAACCATTCATGATGTTGTTGATGTGGAAATTGGAAATCTCCGCTTCCAAGTTGGCATATTGCGTACCTCCTTGGTAATCCACGGGTGCGAAGTAAAACGAACCCGTTGAATATGGTTTGATTGTCAATATACATTCGTTTGCGTTTTGGTCGTAACCAAATGCCCTAAACTCAATTGGCGTATGGCCACGCTTCAAATTCGCCCAATCTGGGCAATAATAATACTTTTCAATTTCACCCTTTTCGTTGCATTTTGCGGGGCGAAGGGTTTGTTGTGGGAAGTGTTTGGCTTGTACATACTTTTTACGATCCTTTGACTTCACCAATTGGAATGATGCTTGGCCCAACATTTTCAAATCCATGGCAATGGCACGGATACAATCGTTGGAAAACATCTTCTTAAATTCAATGTATCCCGCCAAATCCCGTGATGCCCTTGTTACTTCCAATCCCTTACCAAAGATTTGGTCAACTGTGCCTTTGATACAAGCATTGTTGGTTGGGCTTGAATGGTACAAATCAATCAAATACTGATAATAGTTGTTATCATCGCCATACTGAACCCAATCTTTGTTCTTTTGCTCAATGATGGATGGTGCGGTGTATGATTGAAGTTGTATAAATTCTAAACTCATAGTGTTTTCCAATTAGGTGTACCTGGTGCCGTTGTTGTAAACTGCTTCCAAGTGTTGTAAATGTTTGTTGTTCCCGTAATCCAATATCCCAATACCTCCCACATCAACACATTGCCGTTGTAAACCCTAAACAACAATTCATCGGTGTTCTTTGCCACCGCATTGATTGATGTCAATGTAGGCAACGCCATGGTGATGAATGAATAGGACTTTACACACGCCGTGGTCACTTGTACCATTGTTTTGGTGGGTTTGTGCCACACCTCAATTTTTGCAGTCGCTACACCCTCAAAATCCACAAATGGTGTGAATGTGATGTTGGTGGATGTTCCGTTGATGTGCATACCTACAAAACGCCATTAATCGTTTTTGTTACAAATGAAAAACCCCCACCATTGGTGAGGGCTTCCATAACTATTAAAACTGAATCTAAATTAAGCAGCAATGGTAATAACACTACCCATTTCTGTATAGTTATCGGCATCAACCGCCATCGGGGGGTTTGGTTCGCTTGACATGAAAGTCAAAGTGTTCAAACGGGCATCACCCATTTGTACGCCCCATGATGAATTTCCACCATTGGCATCACAACCCAAAGTTGCACCAATCAACCAAAATTGGTCGTTTCTATCCCACACGATGATTTGCCATCTACCTTGGGTTAAAACTTTCAATTGATCCATGTCGGAATCCCCAGTTACGGGCGTTTTACCGCTTGGTTTGAATGACAAAGTGAAGGTTGTTTCGTATGCTGATGTTCCGTTGTCACGAGAAGCAATCACAGTTGTTTCCAATGTTGACAAACCCTTTAACTCCCAAAAATTGCCCGTCAATTTTACGGGTGGAGTTGCACCATTGTTTAGTTGGGTAACTAATCCAGAACCATCGGTTGAAATGGTGTTGGTAAATTCAAATGGCACGAAAAACGCACCTTTAATACCACCGACAAACTGCTTACATGGTTCGTATCTGTTGGCTAATGTTCCACAAGTTGGCATATTTTTCTATTTTATATTGTTCAAAAAAAAGGGGTGGGTGTTAGGCCCACCCCGTTATTTTATGTTTTACCTCAAATTAGGTTACATTAATTACAACTTGTTGAGTTGGGTTGGTAGCAATGATACCACCTGTGAAACGCATGATTACACGAACATTCTGTGAACCATCGATATCGCTCATGTCGATAACCTTCACTTCGTTGTAGTCGCTCAACAAACCAGTTCCAAAGTGCAAATCGCTCTTCATACCCAATACACAATCGTAGTCGTTAAGACCAGGACACATGGTTACGGGGATACCTTGGAAGTTCATTGGCTTTTCACCAACATAGAATTGGAAGTTGTAGTTACCAGCAGATAATGCGGCTTGGTATGCTTTCATTGTGGCGGGGCCAACATAGTATTGGTA